GGCGATGAAGCATTACCGGCAAAAAACAGCAATACCAAAAGTGAGAGTTCAGCAATGAGAGCCATGGATATTGCAAATAAGTTTAGAGAGATAGAGGATGCTAATGAGTCCATCTGAGGTAGCAAGTCTTTTTGTAATGCTTTCATTTTTTGATAACAGACATCAAGCCGATGAAGGCAAGATTTTGGCGTGGCATCAAACTTTATTACCAGAGATGGATTTACTTTTTGCCAAAACTTTTATCTCAAAGCACTATGGAAAAACTGAGGCTATGATTCAGCCGAGCCATTTCAACAATGAATGGCGCAGAATTAGAAATGATGCAAGAGATCGAGGATTAACCAAAAACTTTTTTGCTGAGTTGGAAAATACCAAGAAAAACGCTGTTACTCCAGATGAAGTAAGCAAGATCGTTGGCGGGATTAGACAGAATTTAAGAAGGGTCAAAAATGCTTCTCTGGAAGTTGATTCAGAACAGGTGGCACCTGACCTATGAACAAACTCCAATTTGTCGTCTGGCTACGCTTGTGGCGCAGGAAACGCAAACATCGGTTTGCCTCGCTTGCCACGACTCCCTCGCGGATGGGGTAACTCAATGGCGAAACCTAAACTTAAAGTAGAGGGTGATACTAGAATTCAAGTCTTTGCCAGAGCGCTTTATCGGTGTGAAAGGTGCGACGGTTCTATCTCGCAGGGAGCATCAGTTCACCACAGACTACCAAGACAAATGGGTGGCTCAAGAAACGCAGAGTTAAATAAACCCGCTAATTTAATACTTTTATGCGGTTCTGGTGTTACTGGTTGTCATGGTTGGGTTGAGTCCAACCGCGATAAAGCAAGAGAAAAAGGGTATTTGTTATTTCGTATTGACAGCGCGACTGAGGTACCTTTTTTAGATTTGAACAATCGCGCTTGGTTGATTGACAATGAAGGACAGAAGCGACAACTTGGCACAAAGGAGGACAAAGCGTATGTTTAACTCATGTACTGTTTATGCCAAGCCGAAGAAACCGAACAAAATATCTACCGCCTCGAGTTCAATCAACGACCTTGGACTACAAACGCTGAACGAAAAGGAAATAGGTGGGAAAGGGCTGAGTTGGTCAAAGTCTGGCGCTCGGCTTTCCAAATCCTTGCTAAATCTGAGAGAATACCGCCTATGACTTGGATGAGTGTAACTGTTGAACCTCATCAAAAAGGTGGGCGACTTCAAGATGTCGGCGCGTGTCACCCGTCAGTCAAAGCGGCAATTGACGGCATTGTGGATGCTGGAATTTTACCTGATGATTCATCGCAGTATTTGAGATCATTGATTTATTTACCGCCGGTGAATGATAAAAATTCATTGGTTCTTTATATCCGAGGCGCAAAAAAAGAGAGGAAAATATGAACCTGAGTTTAATCTTTACAATTCTTGGAATTGGTGTTGCTGTTCTTTTGTTAGCACCATTTTTTCTTGCTTTTTTTATTGCTTTTTACAAGGCAAAAATGAAAATCAATTTAGAGTTTTATCACGCTTCTTTACCAGAAGAAGAAAATGATGATGATTTAGATATTGATGAGGCTTGGTCAGAAATGTTCAAAGGAAAAGGTGGAGATTTATGAGCGCAACACTAGATGCGAGTGAAATTGACGGTAATGGATTGAACGAGGTCAATATCCTGACCACTTCGATTAGACAACATCAATATCAAATCAAAGATTTAGGCAAAAGGCGCAAGCAGTTGATTTTGCGATTGCGAAAACAACGCATTACCTACCGTGAGATTGCTGAAGCCATGGGCGTATCTGAGCAATTGGTTTACAAAATTATTAAAAATGACATTGTTCGCAAACCTGAGTTCGGCGAGGATGGAAAAGTAATCCGAAAGCAAGGGCGACCTCCAAAACCAGCCATATAAATCTTTACTTAGAGAGAGTTGGGTAAAGAGTAATGAAAGCCAATATCAAAGTTGGGAGTGTTGCCAGCGTAAACATAAGTACGCTGGTTGCTTATCCAACAAACCCAAGGCGGGGAGATGTTGATGCCATTGCGAATTCATTAACTGCTCACGGTCAATATCGCCCTATTGTGGTGCAAGCCAGTACCAACTTTGTTTTAGCAGGTAATCACACTCTTAAAGCGGCAAAGAAAATTGGCTGGAAAAAAATCAAGATAGTTTTGATTGATGTAGATGAAGCCACAGCCAAAAAAATAGTTTTAGCCGATAATCGAATTACTGATCTAGCGGGATACAACGAGCCACTCCTTAAATCCCTTTTAAGCGCTCTGCCTGAGTTGGATGGCACAGGTTTTACCGCCGCTGAAGTTGAAACACTTGATAGATTGATAGAAGGCAACCAAAAAGAACCACTAGGGAACTCAAGCAACCTAAAGTCTGACCCTGAAGTAAAGATTGGGGCTTGGCGATTCAATGTGGATGTGGATGCCTACAAAGCATGGGTTGAGCAGTTGCTTGAGGAGGTAGGCAAAACACGATCAAAGGCAATAAACGGGATTAAAGAACGACTTGGATTCCCAGAGCGCAAAGCCGAAATCACACAGCGCCTTCCAGAGCCTCCAGAGAGCCTTCCAAGTGATGTAGAAACCGTGTCAGTCCAAGAGATATTAACTCACCCCTTAAACCCGCGAGAGGGCGACATAGGGGCAATTATTGACTCCCTTACCAATATGGGGCAATACCGACCTATCGTAGTAAATAGGACAACCAAACATTGCCTGTCTGGAAACCACACTTTACAAGCGGCAGTTCAATTAGGGTGGGAAAAGATAGCCGTACATTGGGTTGAGGTAGATGATGTAGAGGAGATCAAGATTTTAATTGTAGATAACAGAACTTCAGATTTAGCAACCTATGACCCACAAGAGTTAAATAAATTACTAACTAACACAAACTTGAAAGGTACAGGATTCTCACCGGAGGAAGTATCTGAGATTCTTGCAGGTGGAAAAACAAAGCCAGGACATAACCCAATAGGTCGAACCTCTATGAAGGTCGGTGAGTTCAATATGAGAATTCATACCGAGGATTTGAATACATGGGCAAACGCAATTTATGGATGGACAGACATCGCTGAATTATTACGGATACCAATAGATGCTTGCAAAGTAGGGGAGATGTAATGCCAGTTAAATATTTATTGACCAACGGAAATAGGGAACTCAAAGTAGACGGAATCTTTACTTGGTCAATTCCGGCGCTCGCCGCAAAACTTTCCAACGGGAAGAATTTTTTAACTTGTCCAAACGCGGGGGTGTGTGCAAATTTATGTTATGCCCGTTCTGGCACCTATAACTTCTCAAATGTAAAAGCCGCTCATGTACGCAATCTTGAATTGACCCTAGATAATCCTTTAGAGTGGAAAAACAGGGTGAGTGATGAGTTAAAAGCAAAGCGTTACCAAGGGGGTAAATCGGTAAGAATTCACGACGCAGGTGATTTCTACTCTGAAGAGTATTTCTTACTGTGGTTGGATATTGCTATTGAAAATCCTCATGTGTTTTTCTACGCTTACACAAAAGAAGTGGAGATGGTAAAGCGACATGAGTTGCCATCAAACTTTGTCATTATCTTTTCAATGGGTGGAACGCAAGATCATTTAATAGATATAGAAAATGACCGTCACGCAGAAGTTTTTCCATCTATGGAAGCACTTGAAGAGGCTGGATATACAAACCAAGAACGCTCTGACCTTTTAGCGGCAACTCTTCCCACAAATAAAATTGGGATAGTAGTAAATAACATACCCCACTTAAAAAAGAAACAAGGTCAAGAAACTTTTGGAACACTCCAAGCGGCAAGAGGATGAGATGGAACTGAGGGTAGAATAAACCTATGGTGAAAAAAACAGCCGGAAGGCTCTCAGCCTTAACTCCTGACTTGCAAGATAGAATCGTTGAGTTGATTCGCCTTGGCAATTATGCCTCTGATGCCTCTGGTGCTTGTGGCATATCTAAAGCAACTTTCTTTGGTTGGCTTGCTCGAGGTAGAGATGAAAGAGAACGCCAAAGACTTCTACCTGACTCAGAACCAATTTCAACTGAGGTTAAATTCCTAGAATTTTTAGACGCAGTAGAAAAAGCGCGGGATGAAGCAACCGTTCGCAATGTTTCAATCATCCAAAGAGCAGGACACGATGGAACTTGGCAAGCGGCGGCGTGGTGGTTAGAGCGAACTCGACAAGACACCTATGGGCGCAAAGAAAAATTAGAAGTTACTGGTCAAGACGGAGATGGAATCAAAGTTACCGTTGATATTGGGCAGTTGGAAGAAAAGATCGCACAGGTTCTTGCAATTAGAGCGCGACAAAACGAACTAGAACAATGAGCGAACGCTTAATAGATAAAGTCCTGACAGCGAGCATACAAGAGCGCAATCAGATTTATGTAACTTTGACATCGGATGAGAAAAACGCTCTTGATGTGATTTTGGATGCGGAGATTTCTAATCCTTGGGCAAGGTATGAACACGACCCAATTGGTTTTATTGAAGAGGGATTGGGGGAAACCCTTTGGTCAAAACAAAAAGAAATTTTGCAATCGCTTTTAGAAAATAAACGAACCGTAGTTCCGGCTTGTCACGCGCCTGGCAAAAGCCATTTAGCGGCAAGAGCAATAGCGTGGTGGATTTCAGTTCACCCGCCTGGCACGGCAATAGCAATTACTACGGCAACAACTTTCAGACAAGTAAGAAACATTATGTGGGCAAATGTTCGCAGAGTCCATAATGCCAACAAACTTCCTGGCGAGATTTTAACTACCGAATGGAAAATGGAAGGCACAGTAGTTGCTTATGGATTTTCCGCGGCAAACAATGATGAAGCGGCAGTACAAGGTATCCACGCACCTCACTTATTGGTGGTAGTTGATGAGGCTGGTGGAATCTCAGAGATGATCGGCAACGCCCTTGAAGCGCTTATGACTGGTGGACACACGCGCCTTCTAGTTTTAGGTAATCCACCAACAGATGCAGAACAAACTTGGTTTGAGCGAATTTGTCTATCGCCTATTTACAATTCATTACCAATTTCAGCCTTTGATACTCCAAACTTTACGGGTGAACCTACGGGAGTGTGTAAGAGTTGCCCTCCCCATGTAGAGCCTCATTCAATATCTATCCACTTGGTAGATAAATCTTGGGTTGATGATGTCATTTCAGAATTTGGTGAAGATTCTGCTTTTGCTCAAGCCCGTGTTCACGCTCGTTTTCCAAAATCTAGTGTCGGCAAAGTTATTCCGTACACTTGGGCAGAATCAGCCGTTGAAAATGAAACTCCAATTGAATCTAATGTAATTCGCCTTGGTGTAGATATTGCATCCGATGGTGGAGATGAATTTGTTATTGCAATAGCCGACGGTTACAGCGCAAAGATTGTTCACCGCTCATCAGGCAAAGCAAACGCCAACGCCGTAGATGTCGCAGGAGTTGTAATGCTTGAGATTGAAAAAGCGGTAGAGGCTCATAGTGCCAGAGGCGTAACTGAACGGGTACGGGTAAAGATTGACACTATCGGAGTTGGATGGGGCGTTGTTTCTCTACTGGATAGATGGGTGAAAGAAAGAGCAACAAAGGCTGACATAATCGGAGTCAATGTAGCCGAGCGACCAAAAGATGCGAATAAATTTAAGAATCAAAGGGCAGAAATGTGGTGGAACGCTCGCTCACTTCTACAGCCTAAAGACGGAAGGCAAGAGGTACGGTTAGAAGTTGATCGGCAGGTGCTTGCTCAGTTGGCAGGTCCGACCTATAAATCTGATTCAGCAGGTCGTATTCAAATTGAATCTAAAGTAGATATGAAAAAGCGCGGAGTCCATTCACCAGATAGAGCGGAGGCGATTTTACTTGCCCTTTATGAGAACAAAACTGTTTACGCGCCGATTATTCCTTTAAGTTTTGCTCAGTCAAATCCGTGGACAATGTAAACCGTAGGCAACGCATGATGAAATTTATAGCATCTGAGTTGCGAGATGTTAAAAAATCTCAAGGGCAGGAAAGTTTTGCCAACGCCCAAGAAATCCTAGAAGTTTATAGATTAGATATGTTTTTACTAGCGCAAGAGGCAGGACTTGGCAATAACACAACATTGTTAGAAACACATCTTGATTTGTTGGAAGAAATCCTTGGGGAAGATTATGTCCTAAGTTTAGAAAGAGGCAGGATGATTGACCTTTTGAAAGTCGTCACCTACCTCCACTCTAACTATGTTGAAGCCACAAAATTACTCAAGGCATATTACGATAAATAACCTTCGACAGGTTGCTCGTTAAAAACTGCCTCGTATAACAATGCCCCGCTTTGCCAATCTCCTAAGTTGCCGTCAGAGGTAATCTCTACACCTGCACCGAGTTCTTTCTTTAGCAAGATCAGGCTCGCAGTTACAACCATGTCGTAGGGCTTTTGAGCGGTTTTGGTAAAGTCGAATCCTGTATCCCCCAACTGAAGGACAAAAGTTTCGTGAGCATCGCGCCCTGCGCCATTGAAAGCGATTATGTCGTCAGTTGATTCATTGGAAATTGAGATTCCCGCTTCCTTAGCGGTTTCGATGATTCTTTGAATTCCGCTTTGAAGTTTATTAAACACCTCGACATTGAGGGGTTCTGAAATTGTCCAGTAATGTGTGTATCCCATTTATGCACTCTCCTTACAGAATTTGTTGGATATGTAGCGGTTAAGGCAGTCTGCTCTCCATTGCGAAGCCCATTCATTATCTGTTTTAGTCAAGAGATTCAAAATCTTGATTGGACAGTCGAAATCGTGAGGACCGGAATTCTCATCTACGGATTTAACCGCGATGCTTCCGTTGCGACGCTTGGTTAAATAAACTACAGCAGAAACCTTGTGAGTGAGATTGTTTCTGAACGCCGCATAGAAAGGCTTTTGCCCATATTGGTTTTTGCCCTCGCAAAGTGCAAGCAATTGATAGTTAGCACCGATGGTGCTTAAAATGTCGTGTTCAAGAAACTTCTTGGTAGAAATATTCTTGCCGACCTGAGTTACATCCCATCCCATTTTATTTCCTCTCTCTAGGAACAACCCCAGTATAACACAACTAGGGTTGGTTAATTACCTTATTGACGATAATTTCTTTAATTTTGTCGGTATCTTCCTTGGACACGCCTACCCCAAAAACGATAATTTTGTCTGACCAGTCAGCCATTAGTTGTCCTTTCCGTGGATTTCAGAGTTGGTTTGACCTTTGAGGAACAATTCTGCGATCACCAAAGAATCATTGGCTTCATAAACGGCGAGCGCTTGATACTTCTCAAGGTCTTTGAAACTGTATTTTTCAGTTTTGACGCTTTGAATCACTTTACGGAAATCATCTTCTGGGCGTTGCTCGGATAAGCCGATATTGAGTTGGCTGATTTCAACGGTGTAATCTCCGCGAAATTCAAGACGAGATTCCGTAACGCTGGAAACATAAGCCTTTGAGTTCTTGTAGAACGAAGTACGAACGCTCACGCGATATGTACCAGATGTGTAGGAGGTTGAGATAGAACGCTCAACCTTGTTGATTTTTGTTGCTTCGACGATAGTTTGTGTAGTCATTATTTGACAGCCTCCTCATATTTATCTTGTATTTGTGCAAACTGCACTCCCTCGGTGAGTGCGCCATAAACTCTAGGATTCGGTACTGCAATTGGTTCTAATGTTTTTTTATTAAGATGTTGAACCTCAGCCCATCTGTTGCCCAAGGCTACAATTTTCACAGGAACAGTTAAACCTTTGTAATGCTTCAAATTATAGATTTCGCCAACTTTAAGTTCTTTCTTTTTCATTTTTATTACCCCCTCTCTTGGAATACCCTAAGTATAACACAACTAGGGTTAGTTATTAACCAAAACACCCTATTTCTTAAATTTATTCCTGTCAGTTAATTAGAACATTTGTTCCATAATGTATTCTTGCCCTATGACCCTTCAAGCAGTCACATCTCGAATCAAGGCTATGCGCCTTTATGCAACTGGCTTCAAGGGCTACTTTTGCCTGAGTTAAACGCCAACATCCCTCCTATAGAGGGCTATGTCAGGGGTAACTTCCTACGCAACCAGTTGGACAGCCACGATCAATTCTTTCCCTGTGTCATTTTCGGCGTGTCCAGCGTACAAAATCGAAGCCCTCTGTTTCATTTCTTGATGGAGGATGGGGGTATCTGGTGGCGTATGCCGATCAACGCTTTTTGCGCAAAGCCGGATGTGCCAGAGGAGGACATTCATAATTTAGTTTTGTGGAACTCTTTTAGCCCACACATCTCGGTTACAAAGTTCGCCAATTTAGCCAATATGAAAATGACCTACATAGATAGAACTAAAACTAAAATTGCGGGAAAGTATTTATTCACCCTTGATTGGCACAATCCAGAATCTAACATTTTAGATCACGGTTATTCTGAGAATCCAGGACAACATAAATGCGGTCATGTGATTGAACGCGAAGATGGCAATTATGCAATTCAACCAAACAATCGAGTGCTACTCCATGAGCCATCTTTCACCACAAAAGATAAAATGGTTATTGATAGGTTAATCAACACCTACAAATGGGATGTAGAAGATGCAAGTAAATGGGTGGCTGAAGATTCGGGTCGCTATCATTACGATATTGATATTCCAAAGAAGGAGAAAAAATGAGTGGCAAGGGTACAACGAAAGTGCCATTCAATTCAGTACAGATAAAAGATGGCTGGATAGTCAGGGTGGATAAGAGTGGTCGCATTACTTCTAAGATTGACAAGTATTTTGCCAACCACTCAAAGATTGCGAAATAAATGCCGGTGTTGCCACGCGAAGCGTTAAATATTCACGATACCTGCGATAAATGCGGAGTTCAAGCAAAAGTTAGAGCATCGTTTATCAACGGTGATTTATTTTTTTGTGGGCATCACGCAAGAAACCTCAATGTGAAACAAAATGCGTTTCAGTATGAGGTTCTTGACGATCACTTCACGCTGTAAAACTAACCAGCAAGAATTCCACTTATGGTGCTGGCAACAACGATAAAGATAAAACTGCCTAGTAGGGTAATCCCCCACAAGTAACGCAGTTCAGGATATTTTGCCGGAGGTCGTTTCTCACGCCCCTTGGCTTGACCAACTATCTCAGCAAAACTTTTATTGATTTCTTGATCTTTCATTTTTTACCTTTCTTAACTTATACTGACAAAAGATTTCAAGGCAGAGTTAAGTTCGCCAGCAATCTGTTTTGCCTCTTTTTCTGAATCGTGAATTGATTTTGGTTTTGGCAACCAATCCTCGATTTTTAATCTGCTATTGCTAAATCGGGCTTCGTTGTACCAAGCAAGCCAAGACCGATACTTAATAACAGCAAATTGTCCATCTTTCATATAACCACGCAATTTTGCGTAATCGCCGTAATTACCGCCTGAACTCATTACTACGAATGAATTATCAAACTCCATAGGCACCTCCATCTAGTCGCATTAGTCCAACAGAATTTCTGCCTTCTTATACAACTAGGGTTAGGATACTACTTTTCTCTCTTGGGTGCAACTTTCTTTTTGTACTGCGTGTGGTACATAAATGGCGATGAAGTGTAAACATCATTGTCGGATGCAATTTTTAGAGCCTTAGCCAGAGTTGCACCAGCGCTGAGCGCACCTATCGCATAAGCAGAACCAGAGCCAACACCATAAAATCCTTTGGAGTCCAAACTGATTGAAAAATCATCAGAGATTTCAAAGACCTGACCGCCGACAGCAATTAAAAAACAAAACTTTGTTTCATCATCATCTGAATCCCATTTATATTCTTGTTCTTTGAAACAAGCCTTCAATGATGGAACAACTTTTGAAATCATAAAATGGTAAAGGTCATTCCAATCTTTGTTCGTTGGTACTGGTGGTACCCAAAGATGTTGAGCAATATCGCATGGCGCACATTCACCACTACCGGCAATTATGAAATCGTTTCGCTCACTTATTTTTACCATTAACGGGTGAGATGCACGACGACCACTTGGAGATGTAACTTGACTATCAGCCCCAAAAGTAACTTTGTCGTCGTACTGCACGGCGACAATTGTGGTCATAGAGCAAGGCTACCCGACGAGCCTTAAATCAACGCGAGGCTCGCCTCAACCCAAAGGTCGGGAGTTTCGTTGTCGGGCAAGTAGCCACCAGCACCGCCGAAAAGAATCGGGGTACCGTTGAAGGCATCTTTGATCTCAGTCATAGCCCGTGTGTAGCCCCCAGATGTGTACCGCAAAGACGATAGGGGGTCATTTAACAGCCCATCAGCGCCACAGGCGATAAAGATAAAGGTCGGCTTAAAATCCATGGCAGATTCGATAAATGAAGCCACCGCAGGAGCCAAGCCCTCATCGCCAGTATTAGGGGAAAGTGGAAAATTGTAGGAGTTGGTTTTCCAATCCGACACTAAGCCCGTTCCTGGAAAGATTCCGTATTCATGCACGGAAAAGGTCTGCACATTTTTGTCGTGCTTGAGTAAAACCTCAGTACCGTCGCCGTGGTGAGCATCGCAATCAAAAATAGATACGCGCTCGCCTAAGTCTGTGAGATATTTAGCGCCGACAGCAAAGTCATTGAACACGCAAAAACCATTTGAGTAATCGCGCATCGCGTGATGTTTGGCACCAGCAAAATGAATTGCTAGTTCTGTGTCACCGTTGAGCAGGTGGTCAATTCCGCTAAGAGTGCCACCAACAAAATCACGGGCAATCGTGCCAAGGTCTTGACGAGTTCCTGTCCATTCGTCAGACAAGCCTTCGGCAAAAACCGAGTAGACATATTCCTCAGCGTGGACACGCTCTAACTCCTCTGAATGAGCAAAGCGTGGCTCGACTTCAAGAATGTCAAGATTTAATTCTTTGCTCTTGGCAATGAACCGATCACGGGCATTAACGAAACGACGACCCTGAGTAGGGTGGCTTTTGTCAAATACCCAATTCGCATAACTTGGCGAATGTACTAATACAGCATCTTTTTTTTTCAATCTATGTACCTCTCTATTATTAAACCCCAGTATAAACTATTTTTGCTGATAAGGACAATCATCAATGAGTTGAGCCAGAAGAGCGCTACGGCTTTCTCTCGTTGTCTTTGAGATGTTTGAGCCATTGCCAGCCCATTCTTTGTAAAGGTTTTGAAAGTCCTCGGTGTTTGGCGCTGGATGATAGACAAGACATTTACAAGGAGATTGATTTATTCTCTTTGCGCTATCTTTTTGTTTTTCTAATTGTGATTGAGAATAGTTCCAGTTACTCATTTTTACAACCTCTCACTCTTGAAGAAATATCCATCGTCATGCAATTTGTAGCCCAAAGAGTTCACGACATGGAAGCACATATCCATTCCCGTGCCATTAACTTTTAGAGCATTTGTCTTTGCATCCTGCTTGTAATCGAGAATGTCTTGAATTGCTGGAGTTATCCATATTGGCTTGTTGTCCACTATTACATAGAAATCAATAGTTCTTGATAGCCCACTCGCGGACACGGTACGAACTATCGAATAAATCTCTGTGTTTCGAGGTAAATACTCAAGAACTTTTTGACCGTAAGTTTTGTCTTTTGCCTTATTCATAGTTTAGTTTCCTCTCTTAATCTTAACGATTCCAGCCTCAATCAACGCTGTTGCTGTGCGTCCGTAGTGACCTTGCAGTTGCCAAGCCAAACCAGTATCAACTAAATGTTGGAAGAGTTCAATCATTTTTTCCTCGTCCAGTTCTCCAGTTTCATAAGCGATAATTGCGCCCACGCGGTCATAAGGCTTTTGAGTTGGGCAATCTGAATAAGGATTCTCGTTGCCTTCGTTGTCCTCGCAAGTGCAGAAATTAAACTTCTCGACCTGTGTGGCATGAGTTAATTCTGCTAACTCGCTCCATGAAATTGATTCTTGACTCATGCGCTCACCTTTCTTGAAACACGAAAGACGGAATCTCCGTGGTATTTGATTTCAACATCCTCAATCTTCTCGAATCCAAAGTCAGAGCAGATATAAACCTGACCATCAATCTCAACCTCATCGCCTACCGAAAGGGATGTATGAGTACGAGTTGCAGAAAGCAATGGCTCGATTATCTGCCACAAGTTTCCTGAGTAAGTATTTGTATTGTGGTAAACAACTTCCAAGAACTTGTTTAAGTTGGATTCTTCAATCTTGAATTCAGTATCAAATTCAACAGAACTTATGGAGCGACCAATCTCAGACTTATTTCCAAAAGCCTTCCAAGTGATTTTGACTTTACTCATTACGCACTCACCTTTCCAAAATCGTAAGAGCGGAAACAAGCGGCTTTGTAAGCGACCTCTCCGATGTTCTCGCAAAGTACGCCTTCGACTGTTCCTTTATTGAAAATGACACCTTTACGAACAAACTGGCGAGTTACTGTCCATTCATCATTCCAACCTAATTCAATTGAAACGCGATAACCAGCACCGCATGGAAGATCAATTCCAACAGTTTCTTTATTGTGCTTTGACACATAAACCCGACCACCTGAAATTGCCAAGATATTCATTTGCCCAATTTGTGCAATCAATTCATCTTCATTGAATGGGCGACCTTTTGATTCTGACATTTTGTATCCTCTCTCTTGGTTACTATCTGAGTATAACACAACTAGGGTTAGTTATTCTTGTTAAGTCTGACCCGCGACACGGGAATCCCATTTTCTTGCGCAAACTTCTTTTTTGCCTGAGCCAAGATGGAACGGTTGTCTTTTGAATCGGCAGTTAAGTCCAAGAAGGCAATCACATTTGCAAATGATTGTGCAATCTCTAAATGGTCCGCTGATGCGTAAAGTGCCAACCATTCAGCGGCGCCTCTTAAATCAGTTGCGCTTGGTGCCTGTGGCTTTACCTCACCACTAATAATTGCTGTTTCTACTGTATCTCTATCAGCAGAAGCAAAAACATCGCCGTAACTGTAGTTCTTGTAATCAAGTGCCATTTCGTATCCTCTCTTTTGGATACCACCAGTCTAACACAACTGGGGTTAAGTATTTACCACCTAATCGGTGAAACCCGTGGCGTGTCGCAAGAAAGTTGAGCCTGAGCGACTCAATTTTGGTTTATTACTAAACCCCTATTTGATATAATGGGTGCTGAGAGAGGGAGGCTGAAATGAAATGCCCTATATGTGGTAGCGAAACCGCACCAACACAACTCCGCAAAAGCGGGATGTGCCGAGTATGTCAAAAGAAAAAAGGCGAAAAAGATGACTAAATGTTGCAAGCCTGTGTATTGGAAGCATGATGAAGGTTGGGATGTATACCGTCAGTCGAGTTTTAGTTGGATTAACAGCAGGTGGATTCCAGACTGGTTCGATGATTTCATAATTGAGGATGCTCCGACAAAGAAAAATGCGATAGAGCAATTCGCAGGATTCCATGTTCTAGGGATTTGTTTAGTCTGAGTTACTTTCTCAATAAGTGTTTCAGGTGTAGGCTCTGCACAATCTCAAGAGGAAGGGGTTTTTCAGATGGCAAGTTGGAATTCAATTCTTGTACTGGCGGTAATAGTTGTCGTGTCTGTGGCTGGACTTTATTTTCAGCGAGGGCGGTAAATAAAAATGGCTCAAGTATGGGTACAGGTATGGACAGCAAAAGTTCCATCATCTGTTGCGATTGAAGAATCAGAGTTACGAAAAGTTGTGGGATTAGAGTCAGTATCAAAATTGATTCCAATGTTGGTGAAGGCACCAGAGGAAGAAAATTGGGAGATGATCGCGGATTGGTCGCGCTTTCCCTTGGTAAAAGTTGAGGAGATGGTTGAGGTTTTACCTCCCCTGTCAGAATTGGAGTAGGTGATGGTTGAAGCGACGGTTGCGTATTGGAAGGCTCTGGTAGCAGAGTTAGAAAGGATGCTACGGTGGGAGAAGGCTCAGGTGTTGATGTTGCAGACTGAGTTGGCAAAGAGGAATTTCCCCCCTCTGGAGAAGGCTCCAGTAAAAGAAATTGAACTTGGTTAATAACCAACCCTAGTTGTGCTAGACTGGTGTTGTCCTAGAGAGGGGATAACATGACAGTCACAAAAGAGTTCGCAGTCAAGATTGATACAGAGTTATCATCTTGGTATGACAAGCGTTGGATTGCTATTGGCAAGTTAGAAAGCGTCGAAGATTCAATCAAGTTCAATAAGAAGCATTACCCTAACTCAGAGAAAATTCAAGAATCTATTGAGAAGGCTTCCAAGATTAAGTTGGAAATTGCTTACATCAATATTGAAATCGGCAAGTTAAACGCAATTTACAAACAAGACCCTTGGACAAGAGCGTTCTTAGTAATCAACAGCAATGGTCATGTTCACAGTTCAACGGATTGCAATACTTGTTTCGATACGACCCGTTACAACTGGTTAGTCCAGTACAGCAACGACGATGAGAACACAATCGTTGAGGATGCCGGTCAAGATGCTTGCACAATTTGTTATCCAAGCGCACCAGCAGAGGTTTTGAATCGCCCGTCAAGAATTGTCACGGCAGACAAAATTGCTAAGGCTCAAGCCAAAGCAGAGCGGGATGAGAAGAAGGCTCAGCGAATTGCTAAAGAAAAGGCAAACGCTCCAACAGCATCAGGTGAGTTCTTGACCTACAAAGAGGGCAGGTACACAAGAGTTATCAAGACAGAGCGCTCAGCCATAATCGAATGGGCAGACTTGCAATATACAATCAATAGAGAAATTGTTACTCACTACTACGACGGAAAAGCACACAGCGCTGAGAGCATACAAGAGCAAACCGACAAAAAAGTTTTTGCTAAAGAAATTGCTGACCTGATTGCAAAAAATCTTTCAGAGAAGCACGGCGTTTCATTTGACCAAGAGTTGAAAATACTGGACAATAAATACCAGAAGAGGAGGAGCGCATGAACCAAGTAGAAGATTTTGCCAAGCAGATACTTGCTCAATTCAGCGAGGAACTCCACCCTGACCTAGTTCCATACTTTGAGCCAGATGGGGCAATCGGCGCTCAGTTGCGCCACCCACTTGTTTATCAAGTGCCATTCTTTAATAACGGGCTGGCAAACATTAGTTACAAGCACAAGCAAAATGCCTTATCTAAAGCAATCGCTGAAAAAAACTTTAGCGAGGTTATTTATCTGCATGAGCGCCCATATCGGCTAGACGCATTTAGCAAAATTGCTGACGATCTACTTGATACCCAGTATTGGAGATTGCTAAGTGAAATCTGGATTGATACTGAAAATCAATGGCAGAACCTTGGCAAGTGGAAAGAGTTGCTTTCCTCTGATCGCTCAAGCCGTCATTATTTGATGGATGAGGATGAGGACAATCTACTGCGTTCATTGCCAGAAAAAGTAACTATCTATCGTGGTTGCTTAAAAGGAATTAACGAAACCGGATTATCTTGGACATTAGATAAATCCAAAGCAAAATTCTTTGCTAAGAGATTTAGCAAAGACGGAATCATCTTGGAAAAAAAGATTCCAAAAAAAGACATCGTGGCACTACTTACAGGTCGCGGTGAATCCGAAGTTATCTTCCTAGAGAGGGGATGAAAATGGGTATAGACCTATCAACAAAAAGCAGTTGCTATAAATGCAGAACGCCTTTTCGACTTACGACAGTTGGTTCTTTAATTGTTTGCACCAGTTGTGAAGCCGATGATGCTCTTAAAAAATTCGGGTTAGTAAACAACTAGAGAGGAAAAAATATGTTGGCTGACTATCTATCAAAACACGGGCGAGTTACCCGTCGCGGTCAAACCGTGTCTGACACGATTGATGCGCTTGGGTTCTACCTCGTTATCTTCCTTGCTTTCGGCATTGTGGGGTCAATAGAGAGCGGTAGGTGGCTCGGGTGATAGAACTACCTTGGAGGAAGCGTAAAAGGCTTACACGGCTTACTGAGCGGTCATTACGGGCAGTTGTGCGTAAGCAGAACCAGCAAGGGCTACAAGAGCAAGCCGATATTCGACGCGCCCAACAGGATTTGAATACTAAACCCTAGTTGTGCTAAACTGGGGGTATCCAAGAGAGAGGATACAAAATGTGCGAAAGAGAAGAGATTAAAAAAACGATTAAGGCTTTGGAATTGCGAATTCAAAAAGGAACGCTATCTCAAAGTTTGGTGACTATCTTTCAGGAAAAAATTAAAGTATTAGAAAAACAACTTGAGGGGGTTGCATAAATGACACAGACAATTCAAAAGTCAAAAAGCGCTTACGACATTCTTGTCGAAGCATCAGAAAGCGCAGAAGCATCGGTCAAGGCTTGCCGACCAACACCAATGATTGTCGGTTCTGCAACAACTCCATTTGGAAATGTAATTGATGAAACCAAAAAAACTTGGTTTGTCGAAGGTGGAGTTTGCGGATTCGCTTCAGTAATAATCAAACCAGCGCGAGGTAAATTTGTCGCTGAGTTGAAAAAACGCAAAATTGGTCATGCTGGTTACTACGGTGGTTACTCCGTAAGTTCTTGGGAGTTCGCACCAAGTATTCGCCGTGACCAAAGTTATGAAAGAGCGTGTGCGGCGGCGGCTGGAGCGGTAGAAGTTCTCCAAAGTTACGGCATCAACGCTTATGTGGATTCGCGCATAGACTAAATATAGAAAATTCACCCATCAGTTTCTCGGAAGGCGACTGGTGGGTGATCTATAAGCAATACAGGCGTTAAAACGGTGAGGGTCGTTAAGAATACTCATGATGCGTTAAGTTCCCTTGCGCTAGGTATATCTGCGCTGGTGTTGTTTGGTATCCTTGGAATAGGGTACCCAATCCGGTGAAGTTCTTTGCTCGTTGTGCGTAAATCCTCTCAGATCGTGCAACTCGTAGCATCCTTCACCGGACTTTTTATTCGTGTTGGTGGTGGGTAACTCTTTTTTATCTGCTACCTTTATTACAAGGTAATACCTCAAGTGACAGGCAATTGGAGATTGCCAACGCTATTGATGCTTTGAAAGATCAGATATGTCAGCGTTCACCCCTCACGCATGGAGGAATATGCGAATTTATGAAAACAAAATACTTAGAAATATCCCAGTAGCACTAATCGGTTTGCTTTTAGCATCCAGTAATCCATTACAGATTCAGGCAGATGAACCTGCCTATGCTGATGTAATTTCAATTACCCCAGAGCCAAAACCTATGGAGATGAGTCCAAACTTGGCAAAGGCTTATGCCCAAAAACTATTATTGGAAAAGGGTTTTAATTCAAATGAATGGGCTTGTCTTGAAAAGACATGGACAAGAGAATCAAATTGGAATTTTGATTCTGTTTATGAAAGAACCGAAGATTATGGGATTCCTCAAAGACACATGAGCCACAACACAAAGGCTGAAATTAAAGAATTTATGGCAAACCCATACGGTCAAATTGAGTGGGGCTTAAATTATATTTACGCAAGATATTCCTCGCCGTGTTCCGCGTGGCGCTTTTGGCAGGAGAACCGTTGGTATTAGATTACTTCTGTGGGAAACGAGAACGACGACACTTCAACCTTAATTGATGATGCACTTGCAGAGTTAGGGAGAATTGCTTTTACCGACCCTGCAATCTGTACAAGTTGGGTTTTAATATCTGAATGGTTCGATGGCAGTAGGGATTACTGGACACTCACCCTTACCGACAATCAACAACCAGAATGGCGACAGTTGGGCTTGCTTCATCACGCCATTAAAACTTGGGAGGATAATGATGTTGGAGAAAATATTGAGGAACAATAAATTACTTACTCAATTATTGCTGGAAAGATTCGGCGACCCGAAACTTTGGGATGAAGGTGTTTCGCTACCGGATGAAAAGAATAAACCCGAGTAGAATTTAGAAATGGATTTATTAGAGTTCGTGCCAAAAGCCCCGTGCGCTAAAGCCGACCCTTGGTTATTTGACCAGCATCAAATTGATCTAGCCCTTCAAGGCTTAGCCTATTGCCAGCGTTGTCCTTTCTGGACACAATGCGATGAATTGGTTAAACCTAAACAAAGCCATTACGACGGAATTGCATCGGGAAGGGTATGGCGTAACGGTAAAGTTTTGGCTAGGCTGGATGAAACTTCCCCAAGTCGTTTAATTGTTTGCGATGAAAGAGAGGATTTATTAGATGCTGAAACCGTGGGATTTTGTGGGAGCGAATTGTGAGGGAGTTGATACAGAGTATTTCTTTCCTGAAGATAAGTTAATAACTTCAGAAAATAAACTAGCAAAAAAAATATGTAGCACTTGTAATTTTGTAAACCAATGTCTAAATTACGCATTGCATCATCGAGTTCAAGGAATATGGGGTGGTACAAACCCACGCGAGCGAGATCGCATACGAAAGACCTTAAACATAATCCCAGTTCCAATAATCCAAGAGAGGTACCACAATGACCGCATTAACAATCACCGGCAATCTAGCCTATGACCCAGAATTAAAATTTACTCCAAGCGGTAAGGCAGTTGCTTCATTTACCGTTATATCCTCAAAGTCCACAAAAAACTTAGCAGGTGAGTGGGAGAACTCAGAAGTAACACCGTGGAACATTAAATGCTGGAACAAAACTGCTGAAAATGTTGCAGATTCCCTTAGAAAAGGTATGTCTGTAGTTGTGGTTGGCACGGCATCTTGGGTTGCTTGGGAGGACAAAGCAACGGGTGAGAAAAAAGGAAAGTTAGAAGTTACCGCGTGGAATGTCGGAATAGATTTGAAACGCCATAATGCAATAGTCGCTCAGGTGGAAAGAGTTGGGGCAGGGGCAAAAGTACAAAACGACCCTTGGGAGATCACCACAGAAGATGCGCCACCCTTTTAACCCCAATAGAGTACAATAAGGGTTAATAACTTTCACCGAAAGGAGAAAAGATGGCTTGGGCTGATTCTTTCATTGGCAGAATTCCAAATGCTAAATTAGTGATTGATGCTGACGGCACACCTTTTGTTTCTACCAAAATTGCCCCGCAAGAATATGTAGAAATTGAGTTGCACATTCAGCACGACGCTTTGCCTTACAACATCTACTTTCGACGCTTTGATGCAATTGGCGGCGAATTAGAAAATCGTCTTTTTGCTCAAGTTGGCGATAGAGATTTGGCTTACAAATCCGCAATGGAAGTTATTGCGCTTCGCTTAAATTCAATGGAATTTGTTTTAGACGGCGAATAAAGGCAAAAATCTCTTAACGCTATAATCTAGCCATGGGTGATGATTTGGCTCCGGTCGAGAACATCATGTCTGTTCTTGGTGCGTTCGCTATACAAACTCACGAATTATTCGGTGAGTTGGTAAATGCCGGATTCAATGAAGGACAAGCAATTAAAATTTTGGTTGGATTAGCCACTAAAGAGTAGGGCGAGGGGAAGCAATGGCAGAAAAGCCAGATTTACAAGAACTCGGTTCTACGGGATTACGCCGTTCTGGTGGAACGGTTTATGAGGAATTTCTTACTAACCTTCGCGGCACTCGCGGATTTAGAGTTTACCGAGAAATGTCTGACAATGACCCAACAATCGGGTCAATGCTTTATGCAATTGAAAAGGTTATTA